ACGCGGCGTCTGCGGGCATCAATCCAACCCTGCGGCAATCGTATTAAGGGTACTGTAACAATCGCAAATAAAGTGGTGACATTTACGCCGCTGGCTGAAGGATAATTTGAGGGGCGACTAAGCCCCTCTTTTCTAAGGAGTGTTTTTTATGTCAGAAACAATTAAGCTTAGTTTTGACGACGGATACAAAAATATCGAATTAAATGGGAATCCGGATAAAATAATCCGTATTAATCCAACAGATACTCAGTTTATTAACCGAATTTCAGGCTTTGATGAGAAATATGAGAATATACGCAGTAGATACGGAGATATCGATATGAACTCTATCAATGATCTGCAGAATCTTGATGAGAATAATCCGGACTTTGAAAAGCTGAAACTTGCCGCTGATAGTGTGGACAAACTTGATATGGCGGTGAAGGATCTTATAAATGAGATCTTTGGTTATGATATTTCATTAATAGTATTCGGAACTGATTCATGTCTTTCGCCTGCCGGAGGTCAACCAGTATTTATGAATTTTATGCAGTGCATCTTCGCGTACATAAATGAATGTTCTGTGGAGGAAAGAAAGAAATCACAGGAGAAACTTAATTCCTATGCGGCACAGCGCAATACCATTGTTGGTGAAACAAAATGATAGGTGCATTGCCTAAAGCTTTGACAGTCAACGGTAAAATATATTCAATATATAGTGATTATCGCGTAGCTTTGCTGATTTTTTCTATGTGCAATGACGATACGCTTAATGACAAAGCCAAAACATATGGATGTATACAACTGTTGTACAAGCATCACGATCAGATACCTAACTCGGATCTTTACGAAGCGGCAGAACAAGCCAAATGGTTTCTTGACGGCGGAGATATGCCAAAATCTAAACGTCAACCTAAACCGTTGATAAACTGGGATCAGGATGAAGGGATTATTTTTCCAGCTCTCAATAAGGTAGCAGGAAAGGAAATTCGTGAAATTGATTATATGCATTGGTGGACGGTTTTAGGCCTTTTTAATGAGATTGGTGAGGGTTTATACAGTAATGTTATAAATATACGCTATAAGCTTGCACACAATAAAAAACTTAGTAAAGGAGAACAGGACTTTTACCGGAACAACAAAGAACTTATTGATATTAAGGTGAAGCTTACAGCAGAGGAACAGGATGAACTTGATTTTATAAATAATCTGTTATAAAAAAAGTCAGCCCGTTTGGACTGACTTTTTTATTACGCCCACCACTGATTACCGCAGTTAAGGCAAGTTATACGAACTTTTTTTGCTCCTTTGTTTCCGGCAACAAGACCTATTGGACCGGCAACAGCAGTTCCTATGACTGCTTTTCCGACTCCAAAGCCTTTTTTGTTTGCCGTAAGCGAAGTACTTCCACATTTAGGACAGCAAGCAATACCGTTTTTCTTGTTTTCCTTTATACGCTGACGTTTTGATAACGTTTTTTCTTCATGTTGTGTTTCGCCTGTTTGTGATGAAGTTGATGTGGTTACTTCCATCGGTATAAAAGTATTATTGCTAAGTGCGGAGAAGTAACCACATAACTCAGCAATTTTTTTATTATTGTTAAAGAAAAACATTACGTTATATGATTTTCCGTTTGCTGTTATAAACAAGCGACCGTTCTCGGAAGGAGTTCCGGCTGTATATCTAATATCTGATATGTCGGATACTTTTATAGTTTCGCTTTTGAGCCCACTTTTGTATGAGATCTCCGTTTCCGAAACTATTATAGTTGACACAAAAGCCGATTTTATTGTGGCATTCATAGGTATAGTTGAAATCGAGTTGACTTCTTCAATTTCGGTTTTATTGTGATGCAGAATTTCAGTTCCACATTTCATGCAGAAATCTGATTCATCGGATATTTCTGCGCCGCATTTAAAGCAAAACATAACATTTCCTCCCATTATGTATTTTTTCATTATACAGCGTATGGAGGATTTTGTCAAGAAAGGAGGCTGATATAATTGGCAATTGACGGCAGACTTAATTTCGATACAAAAATAGATACAAAAGGATTTTCCAAAGGTATAAACAGTTTAGGTAACCAGCTTAATAATCTCCGAAATATAGTTTTAAAAATGGGTGCAGCACTTGGTACTGTGTTCAGTGGAAAAGAAGCACTTGAAGCTGCTGCAGATATAAATGCTGCAAATTCTCAAATGCAACAGACTTTTGGAACTTTAAAATCTGCTGCAGATAATGCTATGAAAAGTGTTGCTGATAACAGTAGCATTCTTCAGACAAGACTTCAAAATGTAGGCACATCTATTTATGCTTTTGCTAAAACTACGGGTATGGATTCAGTTAGTGCTCTAAAAATGATGGAAGAAGCGTTGCAGGTAACAGCAGACAGTGCGGCATATTACGATCGAAGCCTTGAAGATACTGCAGAAAGCCTAAAATCGTTCTTGAAAGGCAACTTTGAAAACGATGCTGCTTTGGGTTTGAGTTGTACAGAAACTACGCGAAACACAGCGGCTAATAAACTCTATGGAAAATCATTTATGGAATTATCCGAAGCTCAGAAGCAACTTACACTATTGCAAATGGTCAAGGATGCAAATGCTCTTTCTGGAGCGGAAGGACAAGCCGCGCGAGAAGCAGACGGCTGGGAAAATGTCATCGGTAATCTGAAAGAGTCTTGGAAACAGTTGCTTGCTGTAATAGGACAGCCTGTTCTTTCTGGTGCTGTAACAGTTGTAAAAAACATAACAGCGGAATTGCAAAGTTTGACAGCTGTTGCTAATTCAGCAGTTAAAGCACTTTCTGAGGTGTTTGGAATTAAACTGATGAATACAACAGATGGAGTTGCTGAAAGTTCTTCGCAGGCGGCGGAAAATTATTCCGATATGGCAACATCGGCTGAAGCTACTGTCGAGGCTCAAGAAAATGCACTTGCAAGCTTTGATCAGATAAATAAGCTGGCGGACAACAGTTCCTCATCTGATACAAATGCATCGCCAGTGGTCGGTACTCTAAGCGGCAATACGATCTCCACTACTGTAGATGTTGATACATCTGATGCCGATAAAAAGCTTAAAGATTTTTTTTATTGGGTAAAATCATCTTTTAATACTATTTTTACGCCATTTAAACAAGCTTGGGATAAAAATGGAGTCAAGGTAACAGATAGTATGAGATTTGCTTTCGAGGGTGTATGGAGTATTATCAAAAGCATAGGCGGATCATTCACCGATGTTTGGAGTAACGGAACGGGCGAGCAAGTTTCTGAACATTTACTCGGTATATGGACAAACATTAATAATACAATCGGATATGTGTCACGCAATTTTTCCTCCGCTTGGTCTGATAGCAGTGGTACAAAAATTATTCAGGACATTCTTGATATTTTTAATGATATACTCGACACAATTGAAAACATAACGGCAGACACTGTTGAATGGGCGCAGAACATTGACTTCTCACCGCTCATTACATCATTTGAAAATGTAACATCCGCATTAAAGCCTTTAACTGCCGACATATTTGACGGTATCGAATGGTTCTGGGATAATATTTTGCTCCCTATGGCATCATGGACTATAAGTACTTTGATACCAACATTTCTTAATTTGCTGGCGGCAGCTATAAAAGTTCTTGATTCAGCAATTTCAGCGTTAAAACCTATGGGTAAATGGCTGTGGGATAAATTTTTGAAGCCTATTGCAACATGGACCGGAGGTATTATAGTAGGCGCGTTGAAAGGTATTACATCAGCCTTAAATGGGGTTAGTGACTGGATAAAGAATCATCAGACTGCTGTCGAAAATTTTGTTGTTGTAGTTGGGACTTTGGGATCGGCATTTGCAATATCCGGAATAATTCAAGGCGTAGTAAGTGCATTTGCCGCATTGGCGGCAGGGACAAGTGTATTGACACCGTTAATTACTGCACTTGGTGTAGCAGTTAATTTTTTGACGAGTCCAATCACACTTGTATGTCTAGGAATCGGTGCGCTTATCGCTATCGGCGTACTGCTGTACAAAAATTGGGAAACAGTAAAACAGTTTTTTATTGATTTGTGGGACAGCTTTAAAATGACCATACAGCAATTTGTAGACTGGGTAACAGAGGTCTGGACATCAATTAAAGACTTTTTCGCCGGAATATGGCAAGGCATAAAAGATGTATTTGGCAGTGCCTTTTCAAAAGCCTTTGAATTTGTGAGAAATTCATATAATGAAGGTGCTTTGAAACCGATAGTGGATAAATGCATAAGTGCATTTAACGGAATAAAGACAAAAATAAGTGAGAAGTTTACCGGAATTAAAGAAGCTGTCGGAGAAAAGTTATCGTCAATCGGTGATGCCGCAAACGGAATAAAAAGCAAAATCGCAGAGAAATTTACTTCGGTAAAAACCGCAGTCACTGAAAAATTTGCAGAAATAAAAACTTCGGTAAGTGTAGCACTTGCTCCGGTTAAGAATGTAATTTCTGAGATTGTAAATGACATCAAAACAACTGTCGAAAAAGTTATTGACGGCATTAAAAATCAAGTATCCGATACTGTCTTAAATATACAAACGGTAATATCGAATATTATTGGCGGAATAAAGCAGAATTTTCAAATGTTCTTTGATAACATAAAGTCTGTTTTTGAAAATATAAAAACGGCAGTGTCAGAAATATTTGAAGGCATTAAAACAACGATATCCGGTGTGTTCCAAGTGATAATCGGTATATTTACATTGAATACAGAAACTATAAAAAACGGTGTGCAGAATGTGATAAGCGGTATTACATTAATAATTGACGGTGCGAAGAATGTTATAATAAATATTTGGAATACGATAACATTATCCGCAGGACTTGCTTTTGACAATATAAAGACGGTTGTAACGAATGTTACAGAAGGAATTAAAACAGTAATCGACAGCATAAGAACAACATTTCAGAATGTGTTTAATTCAGTCAAAAACACAGTGTCAAGCGTATTTAATTCAATAAAGAGTACAATAAGTAATGTATGGAACGGGATAAAAGGTATTATAAAAACTCCGCATATTGTGCAGACGGGAACTATCAGTATTGCCGGTATCAATACACCGATACCGAAACTCGGCATACAATGGTACGCAAAAGGCGGTATTATGACACGTCCTACAATGTTCGGTATGAACGGCGGTTTCCCTATGGTCGGAGGTGAATCCGGAGCAGAGGCAATTCTTCCGCTCGACAGATTTTGGAACACACTGCAGAACTATATGAAACCGGTGTCTGCAAATGAGAAACCAAGCATAATAAACCAGATAAATGTTACTGTGTATTCAAACGGTGAAGATGATGATACTTTGGCAAATAAGGTGGCAAAAAGAATTGTTGAAGTGCTGGAGAATATGTGATTTTTGTGGCTGTCAACTCCTGACGGCTTTTTTCTTTGCGGTTTTTTAGGTCGGAGGTGCGAATTTGGATATATATTTGAGCGTAAATAACAGAGCGGATATATTGAAAATTCCCGTTTTGCCGTCACAGTTTACCATAAGCAAACCACAGTCAACCGAAACATTTGAAACAGTATCGCACGGTGAACTTATGCTGATAGGAAGTCCGAAATTAAAAAGCATTTCTATTTCAAGCTTTTTCCCGATAAGAGATTATACGTATCTGCGTGATAAGT